CTCAGTGGAGACGAGTCCAGCGATCTCCATTATGCGCCACCCACCGGGCCGCCGGTGCCAGCAGCAGGCACGCGGACCGTGTTCTTGAACTTCACCAGCTCGACGGTCATCATGCCCATCGTGTTGGCTTCGCCGCCCTGCTCGACCGGTTCCTTCACATAGGCCGCGAACAGGCGGATGGTGCCGTGCGGGGTTGCACCCGTCGGCGCGTCGGGGAACTCCACCAGGAAGGCGCGGAGGTCCTTGTCGCCGGCAGCGGCGTAGAGCGCGATCTGGCCGAGGTCAGCCGGCAGCACGCCGAAGGTGTTCGACATGACGCCGGGGTTCTTGGTCCCCATCTGCACGTCGTCGTATTCCTCGTTGATGTAGCTGGACGTGATCGTGGCCTGGTCGCCGCCGAGCGAGCCCATGGTCTGCCACTTGCCGATCTCGGTCCAGTCGGTGTCGGTGATCGCGGGGAAGTCGGCCGCGTCAAGCAGGCCGGAGGCCGGCGGCACGAGCACGTCGGCATGCATGTAGATTTTCCGGCCAGCGACCGGGAAAGACTGGCTCATTGGAGTCTCCTGTTGAAGTTTACGCCCAGCACTCGAAGGGCACGAGGACGGGGACGAGCACGCCGGGCGGCGTGGTCTCGACAATCATGTCGCTGACATCGGGGGCGGCAGTGATCCGCACCGTCAGCCCGAAGGCGTGAGGCAGTTGCAGATCGGCCGGAAAGTGCGCGGCCACCAAGCCGGCCGTATCGACCACTCGCGGGCCTTGGTTCAGTCCATCGCGGACATTGACCTGAAGGAAGCCGATGCGCCGATGGGGGTCGGACGAACCGATGAACACCCTGGCGGCGCCGTTGGGCACGAACTTCGCCTCGAGGAAGCGATTGTTCGTTGGCTTGGTGAAGTTGTTGTTGGGCCATGCCACAGTATGGACCGGGTTGAGCACCAGCGACGCGAGCCGCGCCAGCAGCGCCTCCTGAATCGCCCCTTCCACGGTTGTGGCCATGCTGCTACCTTCCGGCCAATGGCCAAGAAACTGAACGACACCGAAGTGTGGGATGCCCTGCACGCCGCGCTAGAAGCGCTGGGTGAGCATGACGGTGCGACTATGGCGGGAGGAACCGCGATGCGTTCTGCCCGACGTGCGCTGATCCTGTTGCAGATGGGCGTCCTGAAATCGGCAGAGGCCGATCAGGAGCCGTTCAAAGGCCCAGCCGAGACCTGACCCGCGCCGACACGGCTGCAACGATCTGGGGCCATCTCTGCGCGACCATCGATACCCATGGCCGACCCGGGCGACCGTTGGCCCCGTAGTGGACATGCGCTCCGTAGTTGGCGGTGTAGCCCAGGTAGATCGTGTCTCCGGCATCGGCGCCTGCAATCACCAGTTCGATGGTGCCGACATCAGGGGCGAACGCCCCCTGCCCGGGATTGACCTGGTTCAGAACTGGCATGGTCGTGGTGGATGCCATCAGCGAGGCGCGCAGGAAGCCGGTATCGACCGGCACCAGCGTGTTCAGTTCCGACACCAGCTCCTGGCACGATTCCTTGAAGATAACCTCGACGGCGCCCTCGACCTTTCGCGCCCACTCCGCGATCTGGGCCTCGAATGTCGTCATGCCAGCGTCAACCCGCGCTGCGCCAGCAGCTGGCCGGCATAGTCGACGCGCAGTTCGTGGAAGCAGCCACAGCCGACAGTGTGACGAGCCGGGGTTCCCGGCGCATGCGGATATTCGATTGCGGTCCCATCGGCCATGATGAAGGCCTGGCCATAGGGCACTTCCTTGCCGCTCATGGCGACGTGCTGCAGGCGGGCATTCTCCTTGCCGCTGTGCCGCCACTTCTTGACGACGAAGCGGGCATCCACCTTGCCGCTCTCGATGGCCTGGCGCATTCCCTCATCACGAGCGAGGGCCAGCGCCTCGAATGTCTCATTCAGGGCCAGCTTGTCGGCCCTGTATTTCAGTTGCCGGTCATTGAGCCGGCCGATCACTCGGTCCACATCGGCGAGAGCGAGCGGCTTGCCCGACTCTATGGCCTTGATGATGGCGCGGTCGAAGCGCTTGTCGCGCTGCTTGAGCTGCAGGTAATCCCGCATGCCCTCCAGATCGCCAGAAGTAAGCGCTGAGCGGGCTTTGGCCTGCGTCCGCTCCTGTGGCCCACTCAGGCCCAGATAACCGCCCTCGCGCTTCCCTGAGACGCGGGAAAGGCGACCCACCATGTCCAGAGCGGTGCGGGTCGGATTGTCGCCCCGTGCCAAGCCTTCGGAAAGGCCGATGCGAATGGCCGCGATCTGATCGTCGGTCACGCGCGTCACCAGCGCCGCACTATGATCGCGCAGCCGAGCCTCGGCGACGAGGTTCCGCACTCCGAATTGGAACGCGATGCGGATGCCCTGAGGGTCGCGCAACTTCAGTTCCGAGGCGAAAGCCATGCCGCCGCCATTGTAGGCATCGGCAATGGCGAGTTCGAGGGCGCCGAAGGATGCCCGCTCGATGCCAAGCACGTCGATGGCGCCGGCCACATCGCCCCGTTCCAGGCGCTCTACCAGTTGCTTGAGCACGACGCGCGAGCGGATATCGTCATAGGCGGCCAAGAACGCGGCGCGGATAGCCGGGTCGTATTTGTCGAGCAGCAGTTCGAAGGCGGAGCGATTGGTCGCCATCAGGTCGCAAGCTCCAGTTCATACAGCACCGCGATCCCGGACGGAGCGAGGGGCCGCACAGCGACGATCTCCTGCCACGCGCTGCTCTCGCTCGCGTCGGCAGTCTCGATGCCCTCGGCAATGGTGTCGTCATCCGTCGGCGCAATGCCGGCGGCGCCAGATATCGTGATGGTGCGCTTGGTCATGCCGATCAGCGTACCGTTGATGTCCCGCAGTTCCTTGTCGAACACCACGACACGGACGGTGGTATAGGTGATGGTCGGATCGACTGGGATCCACGGCTCGGCGGGGTCAGGCGTGCCTGGCACGACGCGCCGGATCGTGGCCGGATAGCCGTCAGCCTGCGAGGTGTCGCCGATGGACCTGATTGCGGTCTCAACTTCCGCGGCGATCGCGTTCCAGTCCTCCGCCATCAGACCACCAGCACGGCAGGATAGCCGCCCACGGGGCTCAAGAACGGCGCCAAGAGCCCTTCCACTGAAGATAGGCGCACGACCATGGAGCCTTCGGCGCTCGCATCACCGACTACGGTCCACTTGATGCCCTTCACCTCGGTAAGCACCTTGGCCGTGCCCGGCGTGTAGCTCACCGACAGGCTGCCCGGCGTAACCGCCTCGGCATAGGCAGCATGATAACTGGCCCTTACCACGGCGTCGGGGATCACGGTGTCGCCGATCTCCACCCCATAGGCTTCGGCCCCGGTGCGAGGCCACTGCAGGGCCTGGGCAAAGCCTCCCGTGGGGGTTCCGCTGAAGCGCGGGACATACACGCCATCGATATAGCCAGAGCCTCGATTCCTCAGTACCGCCGCGTCGAGCGATCCACTGGGCAGTTCATACCCATTATCCTCAAGCCAAGCCTCAAAGCCGGCGTCGGTACCATAGCCGGCCATGTCAGCGATCCCTGATCTTGAGGTAGCAGGTCAATTGCGCGATCTCGCCGGTATCGAGCGTGACCGTATTCAACAGCGCGCAGGTCTCCCCGGCGGCCCCGCCTGAAATGCGAACCGTGGTGGTGGTGTCAGTGAAGGAATTCGCGTCGACAACGGCTTCGCCCTCGACCGACTCCCATGCCGACGCGCTGATCACGGCCGTGCCAATATCGGCGGTCCAGGTGACACCATAGTCGCGCACCTCATCCGGGTCTTTTGGACGATACCAAGTCTTTCTCGCCATGGCTCAACTCGCAATCGATGTGCCGCCAGTGGCGGAAACTGTTCTGCTTTCGCCATTTGCCGCGACAGTGCGGTTGGCCGCCTCAAGAACTGCGATCCGGCTCAAGCCGTCGGCAGCGACTATCCTCGGCGATCCATCCGCGACGGCCACCCTGCTTTGCCCATCGATGACGATGATCAGGTCTGGATCACCAGGAAAGGCGATTTCACCCTGTATTGCGAGCCCGGCAGAAGCCCCAGAAAGCCCGTAAGCCCCTGCCCCAGCCGCAAGCAGCCGAGTGACAACAAACCCCGTCTGTGAGCCGCCCAGCGAATAGGCGCCAGAGCCAGCCTCGACACTCGACGCCACGAATATCGCAGCATCGGCACCGTTCAGCGCATAGGTGCCTGCATTGGCAGCGACCAGTCGGGTGAGCAGTACACCGGAGGCCTGCCCAGAGAGGGCGTAGCCCCCAGCATCGGCCCCGACGAGGTAGGCGCCGACCGGCTGATAGATGAGGGCAGCGTCGACACCCCCGATGTTATACCCGCCGGCATCGGCCGCTATTCGATGCGCCTGCACGAGCGATACGCCCGCGCCAGTCACACCATAGGCGCCAGCCGATGCCTGCACGGTTCGGCCAAGCAGTGCTTGCGCAGCGCTGCCCGAAAGACTGTAGGCGCCACCCGCCGCGGCGACCAGGCGACCCACCACCGTAGTGGCTGGCTGCCCCGACATGGCATAGCTGCCCGCTTCGGCTTCGATCGAGAGTTGCCCGATCAGCGTCAGCGTGGCCGGCTGGCCCTCAATGCTGTAGCCTCCCGCCTCTGCCGAGACCCGATTGGCATGCAGCAGCCAGGCAGGAGCCCCGGTAACGGCATAACCAGCGGACGCCGCTGCGAGCAGTCGCGAGCGGAGCGCCGCCGCGGATTGCCCGGTGACAGCATACCCGCCAACTGCGGCAGTAACCTCCCGGCCTCTCAGAGCCCCAGCGGCTGCGCCAGACAGGGCATATGCCCCAACATCTGCCGACACCAGATGACCAACCAGAAGCCCAGCGGGTGAGCCAGCCACGGCATAGGAGCCGCCGGCAGCACCAATGAGCCGCCCAAGCACAACCGCCGCCGTCGCGCCGTCCAGCGAATAGCCACCAGCCACCGCCTCGACGCTGTAGGCATTGTTGGTCTCATAGACCAGATCGGCCGCTGAGCCGGTCAGCGAATAGGCGCCAGCATCAGCAGGGGCCCTGCGAGCAGCAAGAACCGATGCAGAAGCGCCCGAAAGGGCATAGGCCCCAGCACTCGCCGCGACCCGGAAAGACACCTTGAGCGCTGCTGCCGCGCCAGTGAGCGCATACGCGCCGGCAGTGGCAGCAGCCAGGCGGCTTCGCTTGGGCGTGGCGGCAGTACCAGTGACCCCATAGGAGCCAGCATTGGCGGCGATCGTGTATCCGCTGGGAGCATCCCACGGCGTGAATGTCGAAAGCCCATGGCCCGATGCCGTGGGGTCCAGAGTTGCACTGGTGCCATTGTTAAACATCCCAAGGGCTGGCAGAAGCGCCCCGCTGTTCTGCAAGGCCGAGATGTTGATGCCATTCGTTCCGGCATCAGGGTCGCCAGCAGCGGTTCCAGTCCAGGTGCCGCCTGCTCCGTCCTTCCACCACATTCTGGAAGCGCCGAAGTCAACGGCGATATAGCACTTGTCGCTGGCCGACCATGTTGGGGCAGGCGTGGCTGTCGCGCCGTTATACAAGACCCCGACCGAGGTCAGGATTGAGAGCGATGTGGCGTTGTCACCGGCATATACGTTGGAAGCACTGCCGGGGCGGGCCAGGCCTGGACCAAGATTGGTGACGCTGCCGCCGAGGGTAATGGCGAAAACGCGCTTACCGCTCGAATAGCTGGTGTCCGATAGGACAGTACGATCCGAGTTGTTCGTCTTGGTCGCGGTCAGGTTGCTGTTTGACAGCGTGACAGACGTTGTTCCAACCCAGGCGGTCATGGCCCTACCTAACTTCCCAGAACGGCCTCAACTCTTGCGCAACTGACGGACCAGACCCGGCGGAACCGCCGACGCAGAACCGGCGATGCTTCCGACCGCAGGTGCAGTGCAGAATGTAGATGTCCGGTACGCCACGATCCCGGTCAGTTTCCGAGGAATACCAGGCTTCGATATCGTGGTTCTCTGGGTGTCGGCAGCAGGAAGCGATTTGCTGGTTCTGCTCCAGCGCCTCGAGATATTTTGCCGGGAGCAGGCTCGTCAGTTTTGCAACCGGCATTTTGGGACAGGCGAGATATTGAGCCATGGACTTAGGCCAAAGTGGCTAGGCTCGCGCCGAAGTCCAGCGTCATCGTCTCGCCCGTCGCAACGGTAAACGTCGCGCCGTAGTCATAGGACGCCATCAGCGCATCGCTTGCGTGGGTGTCGTCATAGATGGAGAAGTACCGACCCGTGGTGCTGGCGCCGAGGTTGCCGCCAGAAGCCGTCCAGACCACATCGACAGCGGTCATCGTCACCGTCGCGCCGGTACGGGTGGCATCGTTCTGGATGTCCTCGCCGCCCGTGGTGTAACCGTTCGACCCACCAATCTGGGTTAGGTCTGTCAGGTCATCATCGGTTGCCACGGTCGGAGCATCGGTATGGATGGCAGCCTTGAACGTGTCGGTGGTGCCAAACCAGTCGATTTCTTTGTTGGCGAGCCGCTCGATGAAAGGCTCATATTTGACGTAAGTGGCCATCAGGGCGCTCCTTGGCAGAGGTTGGGTTAGGCGGCCTTAGCCAGTTCGATCAGCTGTTCGCGGCTCTCGTCGGTGACAGTCACGCCCTTGGTGCCGAGAAAGGTCTTCAACTCGGCGTCCGACATGTCGTCGAATGCCTTGGACGATGCTGCCTTGGCCGGGGCTTTGCGAGCGTTACGCGCTGACTGGCCTTTCGGCTTGGCTGGGGCTTTGCCCTTCGGCTTGGTCGAAACGGCGTCAGCGGGCTTCTCCGGCGCAGCGTCATGCCATTCCGCGATAAAGAACGGCAGCGCCTTGACGCGCTCGACATAGTCGTCGGCGACATCGATAGGCATGCTCTTGCCCGCATCGATGAACACAAGGCCGTCGACGGAATGCACGCCCTGCAGCGCGCGGGAGGTATTGGTGATGGTGGCTTTCACGGTCGTTTCCTTTCGGGTCCGGATACAAAAGGGGCTGGTTTGCGCCAGCCCCTCATAATCAGGACTGCGATCAGGCCGGAGGTGCAGTGACCTCGTCGGCATAGGCCGCTGCCTTGGGCAGGCGCCATTCGGTGCCGCCGGTACGCGCGATGATGCCGGTTTCAAAGCCC